GTCGACTTCGCCTTCTTGCGTTGAATAAAAGCTTCTCGCGCCGACGCCAAGTTGTCGAACGTAAATGCACACGTCTTCAACGAGCCGTGGTCAGCGTGGTAGAACGCCTTGCCGTCAGCACACGCAGACGGATTCATGAAGAGCCCCCACGCCTGACGATTGATCGCTGTATTCGCGGCCAGCGCGATCGATTCGAGCAGTGAAGCGTAGACTTTCAACGCTTCCCCGTTCACAATGTACTTCTTTGGGATCGCGTACTGACGACCGTAGTCCTCAGCTTGGATCGTGTACTTTTCATCGGCGAATTCGCCGTGTTCCATCTCGCCGCCAGTCGGGACCTTTTTCAATTCGAAGTTGTCTTCGAGGCTGAATCGGTCGGTCTCTTTGTAGTCGTCGAGATCCCCAACTTTGAAAACCTGTTTCCACTGGGTATTGAGTCGCCCGGTCAGATGTTCAAGGACTGCCGATCCGGACGAAGACAGGACCGAACCGAGATTCGACGTCGAAATACTCGCTCGGATGCTCGTAAAAGGATCTTTGTGAAAGCTAAACGGAGACGCTCCTGCGGCCCGTTCGGCGATCTCGAAGAATCCGATCCTGCCGAGATCGTCGGCGGCGGTCAGTTGCTGGTCGGAGAATCGGTCCTCCGACGCCTGGTACCCCATCGCTCGGATCGTCGCGATCGTGAGCGCCTTCTTCGAAACCTCCGCGTCCGGCTGAGGCGTATGAACTGCCGGAGCGGTCCCACGTGCTGATCGGAGCGCGTGAAGTTCGAACTTGTCAGCGCTCCAACCCTCTCGGATTGCTTGCGCTTGCAGCGCTTCGTCGTCGCCCATCGAGCGAGCGCGAATCTCCGCGACTCGTTCGAGTTCTGCCGCGTGCGCTTCTCGTGCCGCTTGCAGTTGCTTCTCGAGCCCGTCGTCGACTTCGGTAGCCGTTACGGGTTCGTTCGTGATAGGTTCTTTGTTTTCTAAGCCCATATTGGCTCCTTTCAAGTTGGTATCTGCGCCCAAATGGGCTGTGATAGTACTGCTCGTATTCTTGTCAGCGCCATGCACGCAGACGCTGACTTCGTAGAGTTCGAATTTTGTTGCGACAATTGCCGGTCCTTTGATCGTCTCACCATGTAAGTCGAGCGTTTCCCCATCTTTCAGCTTGATCTCGTCTCGGACGTAGCCACCGACGCTTGCCTGCCACGGGAACCCGTTTTTTGCGCTCGACACAAAATCCCGCGCGCTCTCCGTCTCCCGACTAACGACGCCCTCGATGACGAGCGAGCCGTCATCGACGTGGATATTTGTCGAGTGTCCGATCCCGTCGGAACTGTTATGCTCACTAAAGATCGGAACTGGTTCTGTATGCGCAAAGACGCCGTCGACGTCGATGGCGATCTTGTCGCGCCACATCTGCATGAGAGCTCCAGTGTTTGCAACGATCCTAAATTTCGGGAGTTCGTTTTCTTTTGCTTCTGCAAATTTACAAAACGATCCCTCGATATACAACATCTCTTCGTTCATCGGTTCTCCTTTATTCCGGATTCTGTTCGACGAGATCCGGAGCGATCTCGTCGAAAGTCAGTCCGTACTCTTTCATCTTCTGACGCTCCCGTGCGATCTGCGCGAGTTCGTGTTCCCAGTCTTTCCCTTGTTTCGCATATTCAGCCGCGAGCGTGGTTGTAAGCGACGCAAGCCGACGTTGTTGCGCCTTTGCTTCTTTGTCAGGGTCGACGTGCTCGGACCCGTCCCAGTAGACCTCGATCTTTGGCGTCGCTCTTGGGAGATCGTTTTGTAATGAGTACTCGCGCCACCACTGCCGGAAGATCGGTCGGATTACGGTTTGAGACGTTTGCGCTTGGTCGATCCTTGTCTGACGTTGGAACTCCTGCATATCGAGTCGGCCGCTTGCGTAGTTGTACTGACTCGAGTCGTTCATGATGACATTGACCGGCACGCCCATCGCTCGCCCGATCTCCGCAAGAACGGACCGTTTGAAACTTTCGTAGGTCGTTGTCGGCTGCTCGCTTTTGAGTTGCGAGACTTTCCAGCCGTCTGGCATGGTCATCATGAGCCCGCGCTCGATGTCGACTGTTTCGAACGGGTTGGCTGTATAGTTCGGTGCGTTGTAGTCGCCGACGCTGTCAGTATACATGATCGCGGCGAAGTCGGCTGCTGTCTCTGCGGCCGTAACGACAGCCAGCGTGTAGCGTCGCAGAAGCGCAAAGAGCGCAAGCGCCGGAGCAAGTTCAGACGCTCCTCGGTGTTGTTCTGGGGTCGTCTTGCGGAACCAGTGGACGATCTGCCAGGCAGGATACTCTTTTGCCTCTTGGACGTAGCGTTGACGCCCGCCCCAGTCGAACAAGAGCGAGTCGCCAGGATGACGCGTCAGGATCCGATACGATTGTGGGACGCCATACTCGTCAAGTGTGATCCCGTCGACTTCGCGCGGCTTCTGCTTGAGATACTCGCCTGCGACGCGTTCGGCGTCGATCGCCATAAAGCCTAGTTTGACCGCCCCGGACAGCTTTTCGTTCGTATATATGAGTCCGAACGACTCGCCGTCTTGAACACGAGCGAACCGCATGGCGCGTAGGATCTCAGCGAGGTTGACTTCTTGCGCCCAGTCTTCGAAATCGTGCTCTGCTTGGTTATGTTTATCGCCGGGGAGCCGGTCGAGGATCTGTAAGCGCGGCCCTGTGCCAACGACGGCATTAGAGATCGCTGTCGCGACCCCAAACGCGTAGCTGTTGTTGGCCGTCTCTTTGCGTGCGTATGCTCGGAGCCTGCGTCGTGTGTTTGGATCGAGCGCGGCGTCGATACTCAACGGCGTTGACGACTTCCAGAAGTTGATCAGGCTTTCGTCGTTTAGGACGTCGTATAAGCCTGCGTTCAGCTTACGTTTCGGAAATACGAGTTTCGTCTCGTTGGTTTTGCGTCGAAATATAGCCATCAGTCTCGATTTCGTAATTTGTAAATGCCGACTCGTTTCATCGGATCGCCAGTTTCGGCGTTCTGCTTCTTTAGGTACTCTAACGCTGCGATCATTTGCGAGACGCTTTGGTTCTCGACGGATCCGGAGTCTGTCTGCACGGCTTTTGGAGCCGCAAGGTTCTCCGTCAGCTGGTCCTTTAGTCTCTTGACGTCTTCTTCTGTCATCTTCGGCTTCTCCTCTGCTGTCTGGCTTGCTTTTGCATTTCTGCGAAACTCACGCGCTCGCGGCTTGCTCGTGCTGTCGTCGCGACCGAATCGAGATTTGCGCCTTGGATACTCGCTCCAACAGCGCATCCGACTAAGCAGTCGAGCCAGTGGTTGTCTCTATCGGGGATCGCCTGCCACTCGTCAACGCGACGTCCTGCGGCTTCTACTGACGTGCGTTTCTCGGCAGTCAAGTGTTCGAGGATGAGCGCGTTCTCACGTTTTGTGCCGGACAGAGCTAGCCGTCCGGGATCGCCCGGCGCTGTCGTAAGGCGCGCATATAAAAACGTCTTCCAGTAGTTCGTGTCGATTAGGACTCGCCGAAGTCCATTGCGTGTGCTTTCGGCGGGTATACGCCAATGTAAGCCGACACGGTCGCCCCTCTTAATAGTATATTCGCCAAATGGACGATTTTTTGCGCCGACATAACGCCCGTGAGAGGGGATTATTTTGCTTCGATGAGGAGATTCTTTGATGAAATGGTAAATTACGTCGGTCGAGTCGCCCCAGTTTGCGTCGATGAGAAGCCGGTCAAGTTCGATCAACGTGCCGTCGTCGCGCTGGTAGTTGGTTCCGAACAACTCGTCCGTCAGTCTCTGCAAGCCTCCGTAGACGGTCCCTTCGAGCCCGGCGTTCGGGATGACGTCGGACAAGGTCGGTCGTGCGTCGTTGAGTGTGAACCGAGCGCGTTTTTGTTCGGGGAAGACGCCGTAGTCGACGACGAGTCCGTCGAAACGATCCGACCAAGCGCAGAGCGCCCAGTAGAGCAGGTTCTTGTGAACGTCGATGAACCCAGTCAGGAAGTGCGCGCTGGATGGGATCGAGCCTCTCGCACGCCCGGCTTCAAGCACGACGTCGCCTGTCAGTATATCGAGTCGCGAGTCGATCTCTGGCGGTTCGTTTTGGTACTCAGAGCGAAACGCGAACTCGTCGCGTTGCAACAGGTTCATTGCGTGCTGGATCGCGCTGAGTTCGTCGGCGTTGTAACGCTCCGGCCAGGACGACGACGCGCCAGCGTCCATTGCCTTGCGGTTCTTGCGGTAGTACGCCGTCGCTTTCGAGCCGTCGCCGTCGTTTTGGAGATCGGCTTCTCGGATCTGTTTGTATTGCTCCCACAAGTCGAGATTCGTCGGAAACGACGTCAGGAGCTGGTAGCGCTCTCCTCTAAACTCGGGGTTGCTCACGCGATCCAGGAGACGTTCTGCGACGTCGTTTTGAGCGACGACCGTCATCGCGACGCAGCAGGCGATCTTTTTGCCGGGCCCCGCCATGCCGAGTATATCGGCTTT